CCCCGGATGGAATACACCCGATTCCGTTCGGTCATCCCTAAGCCCTGTGCCTGTTGTAATGCTGCAGAACTTCGGTTTCTGCAGGATTCGCAGGTTGATTCGGATGAGCAGCATTGGATTTATGAGGTTCCAGTGCAAGGCAGTTGTAACAGATGTAAGAACAACTATGTTAAGAGGAACTACTATGACATCGCGTTTCTTCTTGTTGGTGTTACTATAGTTTTGTCTTATTTCAGTTGCTACAGATCTATTGCTTTAGGCTGGATAGCTTTTGCTTATCAGTTCTTTAAGCCTGTTAGCCCTGATCGTGTAGTTAAGGTTCCAATTCCTGTTAAAACTGTTGGCACTGTTGAGCGTTCCGTCCATGCTGCTTCAGTTGCAGCGAAGGGGTCAGAATTCCGAGCTCACGGAACTTTTATACATCATTTGTCACTGAGTGATTCCAGTGAACTGCTTAAGCAGGCGCTATGTGTTTGGGCGCCTGTAGCGATGATGTCCTTCATGGAATGTGAAGAAGGAGTTTCCCGCTCGATGTCTGAAGGCCGCCCCATCGTTTGCACCGAACCGCCGGAGACAACCGACACCCACACCGGTAATCCCGATGTGGTTGATGGAGAGATGAAGGGTACTAGGTTACGAGGTGATGAATACGGTGATGAGGACCGTGTTAAAACTCGTTCTGCTGAAGAAGTTGACAGTACCCTAGCTTACCAGATTGGTCCAGACTTGATTCCTACTGAGGTTATGGCTTCTACGGAGGGCAATCTTAAGTGTGGTTTATCCAAGCGTGTCCGTCCACTTCCCTTTAAAGCAAGTAAGCCTCTTATTCGACGTATCGAGAATACTGTTAATGCTTTGATTAAGCAGGTATTTACTAATCGTAGGATTAAGAAGTGGCGTGAGCAGAACCCTGAGTTTGATGAGTTTAAATCGAAGAAATGGGATTCTAAGCGCTGGAGGCATGGTTTTGAGGAGTGTTTATCTGATACACATTCTAAGATTGAGCAGGAATTTCAGATTAAGCTCAATGAAGCCCTGCCTGCAAAGGATAAAGCCCCCCGTCCCATTATTCAATGTGGTGATAAAGCTCAGGTGATGATGCAGCTTCCCGTTAAGTGTTTTGAGGAATTGTTATTTGAAGCCTTTGAGTCTTCCAGTATTAAGCATTGTCCTAAGCACGATGCTATGAAACGAGTGGCTAAGCACTTGCGTCAAGAAGAGAAATGTACCATTATTGAAGGTGATGGTTCTGCTTGGGACGCCTGTTGCAATGCTACTATTCGTGGAATGACTGAGAACATGATTATTAGGCGCATCATCTCAGTACTGGGTGAAGATCCTGAGGTTCCCAAGACTTGGCTGGATGCCGTGTTGGAGGACATGGAGAAGCCAAGGATTAAGGGTAAAGCCAAAGTTCAGGGTAGTAAGCTTGTTCCACCTATAAGAGTTATGATTGATTCTATTCGTCAGTCAGGTCATCGTGGAACAAGTTGTTTTAACTATCTCATTAATCTTATTGGCTGGATAAGTGTATTGGCTGAGAATCCAGCTTACGTAATACACCAATACCTCAAGGATCCTAAGAAGCCTGTTTCCTACAAGTCTGTTAATGACGGTCAGTGGTACCAACTTAAATTTGCCTTTGAGGGCGATGACTCTGTGCTGAGCACCACTGAAATCGTCAATGGTAAGCTTATTGAGGAGACCTGGACTTCTATGGGTTTCAGGATGAAACTGGTCTACGTTGAGCAGAAGATGACCTTCACAGGTTTTGACTTCCTGTGTGACGAGTATGGACCGGTTGGAGCCTTTTGTCCGGAGATTCCTCGGAATATCGCTTCATCCTCGTGGACGTGTTCTAATTTGGTAAAGCAGGACCCTACGAAGGTGAACGAGGTCGGTATGTCAGCCATGTATGCAAGAGCGGAGAATTTTAAGGATTGTGGCCCCATGTGTCATTATTTTGCACAGTTAGGTTTGGCCCATTCCAGGCGTTCCGGCGACAAGGGCGTGGGAGAAGACCAGGCGTGCGCGCTTGGTGTGCATGAGACGAATTCAATAGTTCGTGAGTTAGAACGTCTAGCTGACAGCTGCGGTGTTATGGATCCTCAAATGCGTAAATTGGTTAATATTGTTGTTCCTGACTGGACAGCTTATTATGAATC